ACCGGAACACAAAACCTTGATTCTGCTCTAGCAATTGATACATTAATAGGCGACGATCCACTATTACAAGAGATCGCTAAACAAAGGAATACATAATGGCAGTACCAGGCGAACAGGAATCTTTTAAATCACAGACTTTTAGCTCTCCTAAGAGAACTACAGGAGCGTCTAGTGCCTTTGCTTCTGGTCAATCGGGAGCAGCAGGATCACAAGCTGCGAAAAGAGAAGTAGCTCGTGCTCAATATTTTGATAATAGATCTGATATCACTGCCGATCGTTTAGATAGAAGAATTCAACAAGCAGAAGGAATAAAATCTTTTAAAGAACAATTTACTAAGCCTGTAAATATTGTAGATCCTGTAACAGGTAAAGTTACAGGAACAGTTACAGGTCTAACTCAAATGACTGCCGATGCTCCGAGAAGTTTAACTGATGAAAGAATTAGATTAGCTAATAAATACGGGCCCACCATGAGCGAATTAGCTGGAGACATTACCTACAGAGCTGGTAAAACTTTAGGAGCCGTTGCAGATGCAGCTATGACCGGTAAAGTTGGACTTTTCGCAGGGATAACAGCCGTCAGTGATTATTTTTTTGATAAAGCCAACAAAGGCTACGATAACTTAAATGATGTGCAAAAAGAAATTGCCGATAATAAAGATAAATATCCATTAACCTCTAGTGGTTTGCCTGCAATTACTTCAATGTATAATAATGAAAGATTAGCTCTCGAGGCACAAAGAGATGCACAAAAATTTGCATTTGCAGGGGATGCGAGCGGTGCTCTTGGCGTGGATAAAAACAGATTAGACGGATTTGTTAATGAACCTATTGATACTCTTAGTGGAGGAACCATGGGTCCAAAAGTTGATTTGAGATCGGCTAAAGATTATATAGATGAAAGAGAAAGTTTTAATTTACCAGTTTTTAGAGAACCTGTGGTTCCCGCTCAAGAAATAAAAGAAGCAGCTATGGATAGATTTAGTCCAGAATATCTAGCAGAGCAACAAAGACAATTAGAGGAGCTTAACAGATTAAGACAAGTTGAAGAGTTAAAACAAGATAATATTCAAATCAAAGACGGTGAGGCTACTCCTATCACTGATGAAGAGTTCAAAGAAAAAGAAGAAAAAGTAAATAAAATTTTTGAAGGAGATGATTTTTTTAGTCAAGTAACTGAGTTTAACAACCCCGGTAATCTAACAGATGTAGGACAAGCAGGAACCACAGGGCAAACTTATGGTAATGGCTTTGCAGTCTTTCCTACTGCACAAGCAGGGATAAAAGCTTTGGAAAACGACTTAGCATTAAAAGTGAATAGAAGTAATAAAGTCGAAGATATTATCGGTCAATACGCAGCAGGCGATCCTAATGTTGGAAACTATATTGACTTTGTTAAAAACAGAGTTGGTTCAACGGTTGATCAAAACGAATTAGATGATCTACGAAATGCTGTCATTAGATTTGAAAACAAGCCAGATATTGCAGAAAGATATTTAGCATTGGTTGCAGATGGCGGCTTGATGGATAAGAAAATGTATGGCGGTATTATCGGTTCAAAAGGGTAATGAAACGCATACCAAGAAAAAGTGGACAACCCGCTAAATCTAAATTACATTCGGATCTCTATACCGATGAGAATCCAAAAGGAACAATTAAAGGACTTGGCTTTAAAGATGCAACATCAGCTAGAAAGAGCGTGTCTAAAATTCGTAGAAGCGGTAGAACGCATGCTCATAAAACTCAAGCTGCTATTGCGATGGAGCAAAGAGCAAAGGTTGCTGGTAAAACAAAACCCGCTGCGGTATATAGAAAATTTATTGAAGCACAGAAAAAGAAAACAAAACAAAGACGAACACGAAAATAATTGGGGCATAGGAGGTACTAAATGATTAAAATTACAGACGCATTGAAAGCACGAGTACAGGACCATGAAGGTCTGCGCACATCTATGTATTTAGATAGTTTGGGAAAAGCCACTGTGGGTATCGGCCATCTCGTACAACCACATGAAAGAGAAAGATTTGCTGAAGGAAAAGAAATACCCATGGATGAGATCATGGAGATATTTGAAATGGATTTAAACAGAGCTGCCGCAGGAGCAGATATGTTGATACAAGACAACATTGGTCACGAGCTACCACAACACGTAGGTGAAGTCATACTCGAAATGGTATTTCAACTCGGAACCACCGGGGTATCAAAGTTTAAAAAAATGTGGAAAGCGATGAGAGTCAAACAATGGAAAACCGCAGCGGCTGAGATGAAAAATTCCAGGTGGCATTCACAAACACCGAAGCGCTGTGAATCCCTAGCTGAAATTGTAGAAAATACTTAAAGAGTTCTTCTAACGTAATTTGGTAGTGTACCCTCTTCTAAGTACCAAGCGTACGCTGCTTTCCAATCTTTTTTATATTCTGCTTTTAAGAAGTCTTTTAATTCTTCTTCTTTGTCATCATCACTTTTAAAAAAGTTTAAGAAGTGATTCTTTGCTTTATTAGTTAAGTTAAACATTATTTATCTCCTTGTTATTTCATGGAGAATATAATGTTATTTTTTCTTTTTACTTGTGCTTTTAACGATTTTCTGATGTGACTCTAACGCATCCCATACTTCAACCTTTGACCAATGAGCCATAACACATTTGGATATGTCTTCATGTAAAACTTTTAACCAACTAATATCCATTGATATACTTCTACCTTTGTTATCAGCGATATGATCTACTTCTTCATTAGTTAAGGATAAATTTAATTTACCGTTGTCATAAGATATTCTCATTTTATTTCTCCCCAATTATTTCCTATCTCTGCGTCGCATTTGACAGGGACATGTAGTTCAACAGCAGATTCCATTATTTCTTTAATCTCTTTCACCTGGGTCTCATTGGTTATGGAGATATTGAGTTCGTCATGTATTTGAATCATAGGAACAACCCCTACGTTTTTCCAGAGATCCACCATGGCTTTTTTGGTTTGATCTGCTGCTGAACCTTGTATTAACCTATTCAATGCACGATAGGTACCTGCTCTTTTCATTTCATTCCACTGCCAAGTTTTCTTAGCGTTTTCGTGAGACATCATTCTTTTGTCATGAAAGTCTTTACTTTCCCAAAGATCAAAACGACATCGTCTTCCGAGCAGTGTATTGATATATCCGTTTTGTTCGGTGTATCTTGTGGCTCTAACAATAATGCTATTTAAAAAGTGAACATTATCATTATATTTTTTCTTTAATGCTTTGGCCTCATCAGGACTGATATCTAGTGATGCTGCTAATTTAGCTATACCCATGCCATACATTAAGCCCAATCCTATAGTCTTGGCTTCTTTCCTCGATATTTGAGCCATATCAGCAGTTACTTGATGGAAGTCCTTTCCTTCATGAAAGAACTTAATTAGGGTCTCAGCGCCCTCTAAACCGTGTTTTTTGGCATAATGTACGAGCAATCTAGGCTCTTGTTGAGAATAATCTAAAGATGCCCACTTATGCCCCTCTTCTGGTAAAAATAAAGACCTGATTTTAGGACCGATCGCTTCATTTCTNGCAGGGACCTGTTGTAANTTAGGATTNTTCATGGACAACCGNCCACTGACCGTGCCACCATATTCACCTTTTAACTGATTAATTTCTGCATGAATTCTACCATCAACTTGGTGCTTTAAAATAGAATCAATAAAAGTGGTGTGAGCTTTNTTATATTCTCTAGCCACTGANAGAGATTGAATCAAAGGATTCTCNCTTTCTTTCATAGCTGTATTACTAATCTTAGCTTGCTTATTTTTTTCTGTGTACTCATACTTCTCACCAAGTTTATCAAAAACTTTTTGTAATGAAGCTGCTGTATATATATCTGAAGCATCAATCTTAATGCCAGTTTCTTTTTTTATTCTGTTATAAATTTTTTCTTCTTCCGACTTAAAAAACTTTTTAGTTTTCTCTGCCTCTTCTAAATCAACCCGAACACCTTTCCAACGCATNTCTAACAACAGTCGAAGTAAATCTGTTTCTAAATTAAAAACATCAGTNAGTCCTTGCTTTTGTATTTCAACACGTAAAAACTCCCAAAGTTTTAAAGTTAGTCTTGTGTCTTGTTCTGCGTANACTCCAGCATACTCNACAGGAACCAAATGCATTTGCTCTATAGCTTTAAATCCATGCTCTTTACCAAACTCCTCNAAAATNTTTCCTTGCTTTCTCTCTCCTAAATAATCTTTAGATAAANTATCTAAGCTATAACTAAATCTATTNTCATCAACAAGTGGTGCAGCGATCAGTGTGTCATAAATCTTAGTGACATCACATTCGACACCCCAACGTCTAAGCCAACCTAAATCATAAACAGCGTTGTGGCATATCACTATAGGGTCTTGTTTAAATAATTTTTTTAACCACCTTTTCACTTCGTCCTCAGAAAAATTTCCTCCTCGCTCATGTCTTACTGGGAAGTATCCATCAAATCCTTCAAAGGATACGGCGACACCCACAACAAAACCTTTGTTTGTTGCCCATCCACCACCAAGAGTTTTAATCTCAGGATCGTGCGTTTCTAAATCTATTGCTACTTGTTGTATCCCTGTGACATCAGGAAAACTAGGTCTTGTCCACTCTGGTTTATTTTCTTTTTTTAACAGATCCATCTGCTGTTCAAATATCATCTTAATACCTCTTCAAATTCATAGGGGGAAGTAGAGGGGACAATATATAAATTTTCTTTGGCACGAGTCATACCCACATAAAAAACTCTTCTTTCATCATCTCTATTAATCCACATGTTATCACTGATTCTTTTGGAGATGTCTGAAAATAAAATAACATTTTGACTTTCCCCACCTTTAGCACCATGAATAGTTGAAAGCTTTATATTTGCTTTCTCATCTAACTGATGACCACTTTTTAATATGTGCCTAATATAATTTCTATCTGATTCTGGTATTCTAGTGAGAGCTAACTCCCATGGAGTTTCAATCGAAGTGTTCAGTCCCCAGTCCTTTGATAAAGTTTCATAAGAATAAAGCCCATCTAAGTTTGCTCCAGGTAAACCTTTCTTCCCTCTCGATACCCCATCTTTTCCTACAGGTAAAAACTGATACATCGTTTTAACATGAGAATAAGATATCTCTTCTTTATTTTGTAAGGCAATCCAAGACCGATAAGCCGTGGCTACATCACTACTGATAGATAAGTAATTATTTTTCTCAAATAAAAATCCTTTGTTCTTTAGCTCTTTCCCCACCTCATCAATATAGTAATTAGTCCTACCTAAAATTAACCACTGACCAGTGTTTAAATCTATGCTTTCAAAATTAGTGTTGCGAACTTTACCTTCTTCTACTCGAGGCTCCCATTCTTTTTGAATTCTCTTTTTTATTTTAGACACAAGATTATTTGACTTTGCGAATATTGTTTTTGGTATTCTATAGGATTGATTTAAAACTTGCAAATGACAGTCTAAGTCAATCAACTTTGAAACNTCAGCNCCGCTCCAAGAATAAATTGCTTGATCNTCATCTCCTGCTAAGTACGATGCATGTGCCTGNCGAAGCATAATCATAATCATCTCCCACTCATTTGGTTTGAGATCCTGAACTTCATCTACAATGACAATATCAAGTCGAGGACACTGTCCTATTTTATTAAACTCGGTAATTAGATCGGTATAGTCTTTTACTCCTCTTGATTTTTTAAACATTCGATAAGCTTTATCTATCCGTTGTAATCTTTGTAATCCCCCTTTGACATGACCGTGCTTTCTAAATTCTTCTTCCAAGCTTGTATTTTTAACACGATAAAGATCTAATAAATTAAGACCCTCATCTTCTCCGCCCACTACAACATCATCTGTTTTAATAGACTTAGAAATATCTATGCCATACTCTTTGTAGAAATCTTTAAANTCATGTCGTTGAATAATATCTGTGTGTGTGCANCCTAACCATTGATAAGCTAAACTATGTAATGTTCTAAACCATTTTAGGTCTTTACGAGGTAGCTTAAATTTTTCGCAAGCACGATCAATCGCTTCTGTTGTAGCTTTCTTTGTAAAAGAAAAGTATCCGATTCTATCTGGCTCACGGCCCTCGGACAACTGCTCTTCAACCAATCGCAACAGTGTTGTTGTCTTCCCTGTGCCTGGCGGACCTATTATCTTACATACATTATTTAAAATGGTACGACCTCTTCTTCTTTTTCTTTTTCTATTTGAACTTCTTGTTTTGTTGTAAACTTATCNTGAGGAACCCACCAAACTAATTGAGCCTGCTTACCATTAAGCTTTCTTTTAGAATAATCNCCACCTAANTTTCTTAAAAAGATACCCATTTGATTTGAAGTTAGAGCCACATATCTTCTGTTTCTCATGTATTCTTGAAGCTGATCTAATCTAAAATAAACTTTCTTTTCTTCATCATCCACGAAACACTGACCATTAAGAATATCATCAATGTCCATAGCATTAGCTTGATTAGAAATATATCTGGTCAAAATATTTCTGAACTCTCCTTCAGGTGTCATCTCAAACTCTGATTGAACTTTGATAGACTTAGACACAATATCTGTAATGTAGTAATCCCAATCTTCTCGCTTCATCATTGAGGGCATTGATCCTAACTTGACCAGGCATTTTTTTCTAAACTTATGCTGATCGTATAATTCTTCCACAGTGCAAACGATTGTTTTTTCTTGATTTAAAGTGACATGATAAATCGTATCTTCATTATCACCATACTGAATTACATTACCAATATCAGTGATTACATTACTATCTCCGACTCCATACTTTCTAATACGGCATTTTGATTTATTACAAAAAGAACACATCGGTTGATCTTTACACTTGTATCCCCAATCTTTTTTATCAGCTTGTTTAATTATCTTTTCTATTTCTTTTGGACGTAAAGGATCGTCAAAGTATTTATGATGAAATTTATGTACCTCTTCTTCGTAGTTCTCGCCAAATTTTTTCTTTGCAAACACGGCATACTGAAATAAAAAATTATCTCGGCTACCTTGTTGAACAGTTTTGTTTTCTGTTAAATATGCTTCGATACAATAAGGAGCATCTGCAAACTCTGAGTTTTCTTTCTTCAAAGATAATTTTTTTAGTTCTTCTGCCGAAATTGATTTCGTATCTACATCTGTAAGAAACTCGTCAAGACTTAAAATATTTCCCTCATTACTAAATGCATACCTCTCCGTGTGCTCTAGTCCGTTGTGATAAGGCATATTGAGAAAACTACCTACTTCCCATTCACTAGGGTTGCCTTCTCGTAATAATTTTTCTTGTTTAGGAAAAACTTCACAATGACCAAGACCCATGAACGCAGCCAACTCTTTTAATTTATTGTGAACAATTCCTGCTGACACATACTCTTTGAAGAACAAAAATATGTGAGCGCCACCACTTTTTGATTTAGTGACTATAAAAGGTAATTTTTTTTCTGCTAATTTTTTAGCAATACTAACATGATCAAGAGGGTATTCATCAACATCAATACACCCCCAACGACATTTATCCTCGTCGTTAATAGGAAAGATACCAAGGCTAGGCCACGCCCCCTCAAGATGATCCTGCCATAGAGAATCTTCTAAAGGCTTCTTGCGAATCCAAGTTTCGCCCTCTGCTTTGTTATCTTCTCGGAGACTTTCTTTAGGCTGGAACGTACCATATGCACGCTCCAACCCTAGAAAGATCTCTTTAAATTTAGAGACCCTTTGTTCCATTAAAACGGAGTATCTTCAGAGTTTGAAGATTCAACTTCGTCGTCATACTTCGGTGTAATTTTACCACCTCTGACTGATTCGTTGAATCCTGCAGCCATATCAAAAGTACCCTCGTCTGAGAGGAACTCCTCTTTGTTAACAACCCAACCATACCAAGAACCTTTATCATTAGATTGCTTAATAGTAGTTAAGTTGTAAATACGATACCAACTAGGAGCTAAGAAAAGTTTTCCAGACTTAGGGTTCTGAATAAACTCATTCTTTAAACTATAAGCCCAACTTCTTGCAGCTTTTAGTTGTGTCGCTTTCATTGATATGATCGCAGGCTCTGGTGCTACACCGCCATTTAAGAGAAGCACATAAAAGTTTGCGCACTCCTCTAGGTAGTTCCCACTCTCAAGACGGAACTTTCCGTCATCTCCACGTACTGCATTAGACGGCTTATCTTTTGGTGAAAAGATATTGACAGGAGCAGAAGAACCTTTGCCTCTGTCTTGCCATTCTAACCATACTTTGTCATACCCACAGACAACAACATTAATACCTTCTTGTCCTGAGTATACTTTTTTGCTCACAGAATTAAGAATCATGCCAGCTTTTGCACCGTCAATCTCTTCTAANTCTGGAGACATTTGTGCCAAGACTTTTANTCTTGGTGTTGCGATATCATCNGTAGTGATGGAATCGAGTCCTGTACCTGCGAACTTTTCNAAACTTTCCATGTTCATTGCAGGTAAGGTTTCTGNCTTTGTGGTGACAGCACCATTTGCTTTTGCGTTTGCCATTTTTATTTTTCCTTTATTATTTTTTTCGTTCGATCTTCACTTTTTTAAAAGTGTAAACCCCAAACTTTTCTTGATCAACAGATGTCATCGAACCCTTGGCAATCTGTTCCTCTACTAGCTTGGAGAGTGTATTCCATGCCACTGCTTTTTTGTTGCTCGGATACAGACCTCTGTCTTGTAGCTCGTTCATCAAATTGGTAGCATCGGAATCTTGTCCACGACCAAAGGTCAACACCACATTGTTTTTAATCACATCATCAAGACCCATTTCTTTTAGTCTGTTGAAACAGTAGTCTTCATTTTCCATTGTGATATTTGCACGTAGTTGATCTTTGACGGAAACTTTTGCACCGTCCATTAGTGTTAAAGATTTAACACCGGCACTTTCAATCATAGAAGGAATGATTTCATTTTCTAATTGAAATTCTCTCTCTTCTAATTTTTTTATCTCGGCAGCTTTATCAGCTTTTGCTTGTCGAATATTATCTAATTCATTACAAGCTTCACCAAGATCTTTTACATCTGAACTGTCTAAACTATTTATTTTAGACTGCTCAAAAGCTTTATCTAATAGACCCATATTTAGTTCTCCTATAATTCTATGGTTATGGGAATATATATAGCACTTTCTCTATCCCATTTCAATACCTTAAAATTATTATTGGTAATTTTTGCCGCAACCGTGCAAACAATCCCAATTAAAACGGGATCTCCCATCAATAATAAATAATCTNTTGAAGTAAAATCTTTNAATTTATTTTCTACTGAAAAGATAAATCTAGATGAATTAACTTGAATTTGCTTGGGATTTTCAAACATGATGATCGGCATGCCAAATCTTTCACAGTCAGAAATATCTCGATATCCGCCAGTAGCTAGTTTTGTATTTGTAGTCACATATATTTTATTCATATTCTTTCTTTCGTTTATACTACAAGTATTAAGTTATTTACTATAGGATTTCAAGTATGAAATATGTGATGATGATCTGGCTTTGTATTAATGATCCTTTTATTCCATTAGGAAGCACTTGTGTTGAAGATATTCCACCTCAAAGATTTGATTCTTTAGAAGAATGTCGACTAGCTGCAACGCAAGCCTATGACACAATAAAAGAGCCTGGAATATATCTTACAACTTTTTGTAGTAAGAAACTCTTGACAGACATATAAGTTATCCTATATAAAGAACTTAGAAAGTTTAAAAACATGTATCCGAATTTTAAGACGAAGCCGTTTAATCATCAATTACAAGCATTGGGTTGTAGTTGGGACAAAACTAATTATGCCTACTTCATGGAAATGGGGACAGGTAAATCAAAAGTATTAATTGATAATATTGCCATGCTCTATGACCAAGGCAAGATCAACGCTGCTGTTGTCGTAGCACCGAAAGGGGTGTATCGAAACTGGGAGAGATTAGAAATCCCTGCACACTTACCTGATCACATTGAAANTAGAGTCACGACTTGGGTAGCGCCGAGNTCTCGNACTAAAGAAGATAAAAAAAATATTGATGAGTTATCTAAAAGTTTTCAAGGTCTAGATATTTTNTTGATGAACATAGAAGCGTTGTCTAGTAANCCTGCCGCAGAATTTTTAGCTAGCTATTTAAACTCAACGAATAGTTTATTGGCCGTGGATGAAAGCACCACGATCAAAACTATTTCAGCTAGTCGAACTAAAAATTTAGTAAGAGCTTCTCGTCGAGCTAAGTATCGAAGGATATTGACAGGTTCGCCAGTGACAAAGAACCCGCTAGATCTCTATTCACAATGTCAGTTTCTAGATGAAGATCTTTTGGGGTTCAGTTCATATTACGCTTATAAAGCTCGTTATGCAATAGAAGTTAAACGTCATACATCAACTCATTCTTTTCCACACATTGTTGGTTTTAGAAACTTAGATGAACTATCGTATCGACTTGGTCAGTTTTCTTATCGTGTCTTGAAAGAAGATTGTTTGGATTTACCTGCTAAAATTTATTCACCTCGATACATTGAACTCAGTAAAGAACAAGAGAAAGTTTATAACGATCTCGCAACCTTTGCGATCACACAGTTAGAAGATAATACTTTGTCGGTTAATAATACAATGACCATGCTTCTACGATTACATCAGATTACTTGTGGTTATCTGCCCACGGACGACGGACAATCGGAACCCGTTCCATTAAAAAATAATCGCATGGANGAACTACTAAGTGTTCTTGAAGAAACAGAAGGTAAGGTAATTATCTGGGCTAACTATCGTTATTCTATTTTTGATATTGAACANAACTTACAAAANAANTTTGGNGAAGATAGTGTCGTGACTTANTTNGGCGATACCAAAGATAAAGATAGACAAGAAACTGTAAAAAAATTTCAGGACCCAAAAAGTCCTGTTCGTTTTTTCGTAGCTAATCAACAGACCGGTGGCTACGGACTAACGNTAACCGCTGCTCANACTGTTGTATATTATTCTAATAATTANGATTTAGAAAAAAGAATACAATCAGAGGATCGAGCACATAGGATCGGTCAAAAAAACAATGTGACATACATTGATATTATTTGTGAGAAAACAGTTGATGAGAATATCGTAAGTAGTTTGCGAAACAAAATAGACTTGGCCTCACAATCATTAGGAGAAACATTAAAAGAATGGCTAATAGAAAGCAAAAAGAAAAAAAAGTAAGCTATTACTTTGCTTATGGTTCCAATATGAACCACGAGCACATGAAGTTTAGGTGTCCTAAATCAAAGTATATAGGCACTTACACATTGCCCGAGTATGAGCTTGTTTTTAGAAGTGTTGCAGATGTGCAACCATCTGAGGGAAGTTCTGTGACAGGCGCATTATTCGCAATAACACAGGAATGTGAAACAGCACTAGATAGATACGAGGGATACCCTAATCTTTATACAAAAAAATATCACATGAAATGGCATGATGATCTGACTAAATTTGTTCCTCAAAAAATAATGTTTTATAGCATGGTTGATAAACAATTAGTTTATCCCCTTCTGAAGGTTATTTAGGAACTATTGTGAAAGGATATATGGATTGTGACTTACCCACAGAGCCTTTAGAGAAGGCTGTAAAATTTTCTGCCGAGAGACTTGACTAATATAGAAAACATCCTATATTATTATATATAACTTTAGAATGACAAAAGGACAAAAAATGAAAAATCAAATATACGAAACAAAAAACTACGACATGTTTTCGTTCATTAACGGGAACAGAATTATCAGAAAGGATAGAGTCAAAAGACTTCAAAAAGATATAGAAGCATTTGCTCAAAAAAATCCTATCTTAGTCACTGCAGATAAAGGTGTAATAGACGGTCAATATCGTTTGACAGCTTGTAAAAATCTATCAATACCTGTCAAATATATTGTAGACGATCAAATTCACTCATCTGATCAAAACATTCTTGATTTGATTAGAGCCATCAATAAAAACCAAGCTAATTGGACAGCAGTCAATGTTGGCAACTCTTATGCAGTATCAGAGGACAATGAATACTACAAAAGATATATGGATCTTATTAATCTAGGAGTATCTCACTCTTTTGTTTTACATGCCTGCGCTGAATTTGCAAAAGGCAAGCCTGATGTTAAATGCACCAATAAAAATTTTAAATCAGGTGAGTTTGTTATGCCTCTTGAGGTATATGAAATGGTCAAAGGTTTGATTAAAATGTTAAAAAGTTCTGGAATAAGTCCTAAGATTTGGAACAGGCAGTATTTTATCAGAGCCTTGATGAAACTTAGAAAAGTAAAAGAGTTTGATACGTATCGCTTTATAGAAAACTTTGAAAGATTTCCTTACGAGTGGAAAGACGCATATCAAACCATGGACAATTTAAGAAGTATTCTTCATGTTCATAATTATAGAAACAGAGACAAAGCTAAATACTTTATAGAATAGAAAGGAAAGACAATGAGTAAATCAAATGCATATGCTTTAGAAAGACAAACAGAATTAGAAGAGTTATATGCTAAAGTAGAAGAAGCCGTCATAGCGATAGATCAAGCACAGGAGTTGAAAGGTTTTAATAACATCAAGCATCAACACAAAGACCTTCACTTTTATTTAATAAAAAAAGATCTAGAAGAATTTTTAAATATTCTTGATGATTACGTTAGAGGAGACGAATAATGACAGATACGACAAAATATAAATCAATCATAGTGCGATTAGAAACACACGCTAAGTTGAAGAATTTAGCAGGGAAAGATAGAAAAATTTCAGGTGTTGTTGCTCAACTTGTAGATAAAGAGTGGAAGAAAGAACACAGGAAAGCTCAGTAATAAGGAGGAGGGGTGATCTCCGCAAATCTTCAAGTGTCGCCTCTCCTCTTGATTACTGATAGCGAGAATCAGTAATCGTCTCAAAAGTCTACCTCCCAAGCAGATGGATGAGATCTGTATTAGCTCTCGCACGACCGGTCAGGGGGCAGAAAGGATAGGTTCCCGCCCCCCTGGCCCAAAAAAGAGGAGAAAATATGGAAGAAGCAATCAAAGATCTAAGCATCGAAGAACTGCTACAAATCGTAAAACTAGCTCAAAAAGAGATTGATCGAAGAACCATTAAAATCGTCGATAAAAACGCTTGACTTTTTGATATCATTTTATCTAAAAAACATATATAAATACCTATAAGAGCGGGAGTGTTTACCCTGTTTCGATCTCCCGCTTTTACAAAGGACAACGCTATGTTGAACGATATAAAAACAAAAATCGTACTTGCTGTCCAACGACATCAAGTGTACGACCCGGTATTAAAAGATACAGTAGGTAAAGTCTTGGTGACTTTTTCCGATGGGGTAGTGAATGGTTATCTAGAAGAGGATTGGGATAATATGATGATTCAAGTAGATTCTATGCTAGATAAGGCTTTTATTGTGGAGCCGAAGGCTTTTCGACCTCAGTTGGATTAGATTTTACTTTCGATATTTTATTTTGTAGTGAAGCGATCAGGAGATTTCTGAGCTGAAATGGCGTCAATGCCGTGTGGTCTAAGTCATATTTTTTCATGAGAACTTCTAGTATATCAAAGTTCGTAAGTCAATATCTATAGTAAAATTTAAATAAATTACTTGACTTCTTTTTTGTCCACGATCCACTGACCAGGGATCACTTGCACTCGACCAACGTCATTATCCATTTTATCGGAGCCAATATCGGCTGCCAACAGGATGTATTCTTCTGTTTCTTTAAGAACGTAGCCAACAGAACAGACCTCGGGGGGCGTGATTTTAAGTGCATCTTCGATACTGTGCCACCCCGATTCCATTTCATAGGCGTCTAGCCATTTAACTTCATAGAGTTTTGTCCGGGGACNAACTTTAATTGCCCCTCTAGTTCGGTCCCGTTCGGGTGCTTTATCTTTGCAAACCAACCTTCGTTCCCCATAACAATCGACAAATCTTTAATTCCATGTTTTTCAAAAGCCTTAAAAGCGCCCTGTCGCACAGAGTCTAATCGTACATCATCACCGACCATAATTCCACCTTCGATTACTTTAGGCCACCAATTGGTGACGTCATCTTCGACTACTTCTAAGGTGTGATTTCCGTCTATGATCACGGCAGCTACAGAATTATCCTCAAAAGAATCAAGGATATTTTGATTATCGGACTTATTGACATTGACTTGAACCATACCAGAGTCTATGTGGTCTTGTAAATTTCTCATGAAATCGTCGTACATACTGTTCAAATTAACATCAGCATGCTCCATACCCGAGCCTTCAAAGGTATCAATGACATGAACTTTGACATTGTGTTTGCCTGTTAATTCTAATGCGTCGCATAAAAACCTCGTTGATCTTCCTGCGAAACACCCTATTTCTACTATATCTTGTCCGTCATCCACGTATTTGACAATGTTCATATATGCGTCGTGCATATTAAACCATCCTGGTATATCTAAATATTTATACATCTTTTTTCCTTTCGCTTAATTCCATTGCTGCTTGAAGCATGACTTCTTGCATGTTCGTAAAATAGTTTTTACCCATGAGTTTCTCAGCTAACTTTCTAGCTTTTCTTTTACGGCCCATTTCCATTTGATGTCTCAAAGATCCTTTTCGATCTCCTTGATTAGCTTCCAGATTTCTTTTCTTCATCCTGTTTCTCCTTTGATAGTGGCGTATATAAAGGGATTTTATTCCATTTATCTCTTTCCACCAAATATTTTATGATGTGATCGTATGTGTATTTCATACTTTTACTTCTTCACATTTGATATTAAATAGCTCAGCCATATCTGAGAATTCATATTCTAATTGTTCTATTTGTTTCTCACATGTTTGATGATCTTCAACGTCATGTTTTGAAAAGATACACTCTATCTCTCCGTCGTTGGGTAGGCATAACTGCATCATTATTATTACTTTATGCATCGTCTTTCTCCATTTCTATTTTAGTTATTTTTCTTTGTATGAACTTTAAGCCAGGCAATACTGTGCCCTCATACTCAACGCCCATACGCTCCACGATATCCACTATTGTGTGTATCGTTATCGGGTAAGGTAGTCTTGCGACAAACGACTTACCTTCTTTATCAAGAACTGGCTTTTTTCTTTTCGTCGGTTTCTTGAATTCTATTACATTGTCTTTCTTCATTCTTTAATAAATAACTCCTCAAAAGTTATGTCGGGATCTTCTTCGTTAGATACGACCTCGATTTCTAGGTGCTCATGTTCTTGAATGTAGCGCCTAATACTTGGTAAAATCTTCTCTTTATCCCCTATAAAGGTTTTAGAGAAGCTCTTATCACTTCGAGGTTCGATCCTAACTGTTAAGTCCATTTCTATGGGATAAACTATATTATTATTGGTTCATGGTCAATGGCTAATGTTAGTAAGAAAGGAGGAAAGTATTATTCGGGAAAGGAGGCCGAACCACTGACCACTGACCATGAGAGAATAGATTACTATAAGAGAACCATTTACACAAAATAAAAAAAAAAATAAAAAATTATTCAAAATTCATTCTCTCCGTTCTCTCTAACCAATTTATATAGTATATTCAATATGTTATTACAATTTAATCATTCTCTCAATCATTCTCTCAGAGAACAAGTTATTCTCTCTAACCCTAC